AACAGCTGACGTTGTCCATTGTAAAAAGTTGTTTGTTGTCCCCCCACCGGCCATTGCGGTAATAAAGCCGTCTGAATTCAGATTAGGTAGCGGTATCTGGTAGTCCGTGCCTGCGGTGAGCGGTATCTGATAGTCCGTGCCTGCGGTGAGCGGGGATGGAATGTCCCCCAGCATGGCGGGCGGGGTAGCTGATAACCACGCGGCGAACACAGGATCTGATTCGTTTTGCAGCGCCGTGTCAGCCAGCGAGCCTTGCGCGGCGGTGGCAAAGTCGGTGGTGGCAGCTAGTGATGCGGTGCCGAACGCGGGCTTGCCGGAAATGTCAGCCCATGCGTTAGATATGCCCGTTAGTATCCACGTCTTGAGGCGGTCGAGGGTCAGGCGGGTGGCGGGCGGTTGCGTGTCGCCTGTGGCCACCGGTACCAGTGGCAGGCTGTCCGTGTCCACTATCGGATCGGCAGCAGCGGCGGCAGTGGCGAGCGCGGTGGTTAGGTTGGTGATGGTGACGGTTCCAGCGTCTCCCGGATCACCTTTGGGCAGAGTAAGGTTTAGAGTTTGCGCCGGGGCGATGCCGGTGATGCTGGCGGCAGCCGTAGTTCCCGCAACTACCGTGCCGATGCTCAGCACGTTCGGCGGCCCGGCGTCTCCGCTAGTAGGAAACTCGCGCCCGAGAATCCGCGCCATCAACCTTGATGGTGACGATCCAATGGGGATTTTACTGCGGATGCTCATGGCGATTTATTGTGTCGGGAAACGTCCGATTAACTGGATGGCAAATTGAATACGGAACCCCACGTTGGCTTTCTCCGTGGCGGTTTGCTGGCTGGTGCTGGTGCTGTTTTTCTCGTTCGTATTGCCTCCACTTGTCTGGTGGCCGCCGATGCGGGAACTGCTACCTGACGAACTCCCTTGTTCAGAGTGGTTACCAGTGCGCGTGGCACTGCTGGTGGTGCTGCCGTCATCGCGCCCACTGCTTTTTGATGTGTAACCTCCGGTGCGTCGCATTAGTCTAGGTTCTCGTAGTTGGTGACGATGGTGTTGGTAAGCGTCCCGCCTGTATGGCTGGTGCTTCCACTATCACTGGTGGTAGTCGTGCCAGTGTTGGTCTTAGATTCTTGCGACGTGGTGTTGTCAGTCGTTTGCGTGGTGCTGGATTCAGTCCCGGCACCAGTCATATTCTCATTGCCAACAGTGGTGTGACCACTGGCGATCTCCATCGACTGCCAGTTTTTAATCACTAGGATGTCGAAGGTGATCTTGTCGGGAATCTCGGCTTGGATACCGGCGTCACGGGCGGCCTTCACCCCGGCATAGACCTTCTGGATTGTCGCGCAGACAACCGCATCCAGGTCTTCAATTTTGACGATGTTCTCCATGTGATTAGAATCCTTGTTTGGTGCGGACTAGGTTGCGCGGCGTGGCGAAGGTAGTGGGAACTAGCGTGGCATAACGGTTCTCCGCCGCCTTGGCGTCATCGCGCACCATTGCCACCGTCTCCTTGTTGCGCCACATGCCGGAGGACGAGAGTAAGCCCCGCGCCACCGGCAACAGGTAACACTCCACATGCTCGTCAATCAGTGGCACGTCTATGCCGGCCGTCAGTAGATCGGAAAAGGTGATCTTGGTCGGAGCCACCACGGCCTTGGATTCCAGCCGGTAGGCGCGGTCTGGCAGCGTATCAAAGCGCATCACCAATGGCGCAGGCGGGTTCTGGTTGCGGGCATTGGCCTCCATCCAATAATAATTGGGCCTGGCAGGATGTTTGCGGCGCAAGGCGTCAGGCTGGAAGTGAATCAGCGTCGTCATGGTCTCCATGATCCGCGGATCACCAATCAGGGATGAGTATGGTTCCGGCAGCATCACTGCATCGCAATACAGGGTGGCGCTTACCGTGCCGGTGGTCCCGCTATACGGGTGAAACAACTCATTGGCGCCCACCACGCTGTTAAGCAAATCGTCACCATCAATAACTATCGTCCGGTAACATTCGTCAGCCGCGAAGTCGTGGCCGGTGATGTCGTAGCTGCCATTGGTCACGCCTAACGCAATGGTCAATGGCGCGGCCAATGGAATGGAAATTGGCACCGTCTTGGATTCGGCCGGCGCAAGTGAGTTCAGCCGTTGCAGCCCGCCGTTGATCGCATCCAACAACTCCTGTTTGGTGTCGGCAGTTAGATCAGCCATGCTCTTTTCGGACAAGTCGCGACTCAAGCGATTGGCTAGGGAAATCACCTTCATGGTTTTTGCTCCTTCCGTGATTCGATGTTGTCACCGCCCTTGCCGGGTAACGGGTCGGCCAGTCCTAATTCGTGGCACGCCTCCAAATACTCGCGCTGAATGCCCGGCAGTTGGTCGGCGGGAACTGACAACAGTCCGTAGGTCGAAGCCCGGTAACGAACCACCGGCAACAGCAGGCTTTCCACATAACGATGAGGAATCGGGATCACCGGGTCGGCAACCAGGTCGTGGGTGGTGTAGCGAGGTGCCTCATAGACCACTTCCAGCAAGAAGGTCGTTGCGGCCGTCACTGCCGGTGCCACACGGAAAATGCACTGTGCTGGATCGTTGCCAACCTGCGTTACCCGCTCGATGTGGTAGGCCAGCGGTTCATCAGAAGTGCACCCATCCAGATACAAATCCTCAAACGTCTCAAGTTCTCCAATAGTGCCCAGCGGCACCAGTGGCCGCTTGCTTGATTTCACCCGGCACGGACCGATTACATTCTGGATAGCGTCGTCTAGCGGGTGTGAATCACCACTGGCAATCGTGATTTCCAACGTATTTCCAGACCAATATGTCCTGTCGCTGGCACGGTTCCAAACTATCTGCATCGCCGCGTTGAGGTCATTCATTGCCCGCGCCAATACAAAGTCAGGAGCGGAGCTAACCTTGGTGATGCCCCACAGCATCAGAGCTTCTTGCACCACTGCGCTGATCGTCACGCCGTGCGAATCACTCGCCCCGGTCAAATTACAGGTGGCCGCCGCGGAAATGACAGGATTGGCGGTGCCGATCTTAGCCCCTCCCGTCAGTCTGACCGTCGCCTCCGAGGAAATGACAGGATTGGCGGTGCCGATCTTAGCCCCTCCCGTCAGTCTGACCGTCGCCGCCGAGGAAGTCCCAACGTCAGCCAGCCCCCGGCGCTCCCAACCACTAAGGGTTGCGCCAGCCATCGAAGATGACGCGAAGGCAACCTCCGCCAAGCGGAAAAAACGCAGGTCCAATCCTGCGGCGGAGATTGATTCAAACGCAACGGTGGCTACCAGATCAGGCATTGTTTATTGTAGGTTGAAAGTCATTCCACCGCTTGAAATTGCCATGCTGTCACCGGTAGAAACGTCCACCGGTCCAGACAACGGCCCCACTGCCAGCAGGTTGCCGGAAGTCAGGGCGTCCCACACGCCGAAGTGGGTGACGGTAACATTGGCCTGCGCGTCGGCATCAAAGATGGCGTCCGCGCTGGTGGTCGTAATCCCATCAGCCGGGGCACCAAAGGTCAGCGCCTTGCGAGTGGCTGCCCCGCTGTCCGTCCATTCGGTGATGCTCTCGTCGGCAAGTGCCGTGCCCACCCCGCCATACACCGCAGCCGGGGTGGTGAAGGCGGTCTTGCCAAAGGCTAGATCAAGCAACTTGCGCTTGCTATATGCACTCAGGCCACCGCTGGCGGAATTGTTTAGGCTGATGGTAAACACGCCGATTGCAATCTTCGGAGTATCACCAATCGCCACCACTCGTTGCGTGGCCAACGATCCGTAGGCCAGCATGTTGCCAGCGGTTGCCGCATCAAAGACGGCCCAATGTGTGACCGTTCCCCAGCTCGCCGTGGCTTTCGGGAAAGTGATTGCCGTGCCATTGCTTTTTACTGGCGCGGCGATCACTGCCGAACACTGCGGGAAGTTGCCGGTGTTGTTGCTCACGGCAGCCCGCGCATAACTTCCTCCGGTGCACTCGGTGCCACCACCGGACTTGTCTGGCGCGGCGGTGAACATGGCGAAATGCAGCGTGTTCGGCGAGGTGTAGCTGGTGCTCCGCAATAAATGACTAAGCAGTGCGTTTTCAAGGTAGGTAGATAGGACGTTGTTCATGGTGGCTCGTCTTACTGGTTGGAGGTTGATAGCCAGGCTTCAATCGCAGGCCGCAGGGCGGCATGGGCGGAAAGCACCCGGAGTTGATTGTCATCGCCGTAGAGTCCGGCAACATGGGTCTCGCCGTTGAAAACCTTACGGCCATCCAGGCGGAAGACGGGAGGTGCGTCAGAATCAGAATCAGACGGGTCCGATTCGTTAGGGGCCGTGTCGGCCGGCGGGGCATCCGTAGCAGAGCATTCCTCCACTGGCTCAATGGCCATCGGGCAAAAGGAGAATCCTTGGTTGCGGAAGTTAGGACAAAACACCAGCTTCGCCGCCGCATTGAACTCCTCTACGCTCAACTCGCGCCCAAGGTAGATGTATTTGTCGTATTGCTTGGCATACTCGAAGTGATCGACTCGGGGATATTGCCCTTGGCGGATGACGTCGGCGATGAAGATGGTGAATTTCATGGTGTGATAAAGAAAAGGATAGGCGGGGAAGGATGTTGCCACCCCTCCCCGCAGTTGGTTGAGCGGTTAGGCCACAGTCGGCAGTTTGATGCCGGGGTAGGTGATCGCATGATCCAGACGCATGGCGCTGGTCACACGGTCCTTGCGGTCGTAACGGAACGATTGACCGAACACGCTCGTCAGATAGCGGTCGGTAACGAAGCCGCCGTTGAGCTTGTCAACGGTATGCTCGGCACGATACAGGCCATAGCCGCGGAGGATGCCAGCGCGGCCGAACACGATGGTCGATCCGGTGGGCACGCCAAGGGCATTGCACGGGATGATGAGCGAACCCAGCGGATGTGCGGTGGTGTTCAGCGCAGCATCGTAGGTCACGCCGCCAAGCGTGGTGTTCTGGACCCCGGCAATCGCCGCACCCAGGTGCGCCGTGCAGGTGATCGCATTGCCATCGTTGCCGGAAGTATAAGCATACATCCCCCACTTGCCAGCGGCGGTGCCGGTGGTGTTGTAGATGATGAAATACTTCGTGCTGGTTGTGTCCGGGGTGATGACACCGGTGTCGATGAACTCGTAGGGGCTGCCCTTGAAGTAGCGGAAGAAATCTTCATCCGCGTAGTCGTCGGCATTCCCGCCACCGTAAATCACCCGCGCATCGGTGCCCGCGGTGATGGCCGCTTTGCCGAGGAAGGCTTTCGGGTTGAGGAATGAACCCATCGGACCCACGCCGTCGTGGTCGATTGCGTTGAACGGCACGATGGTGTGACCGTCGATGGTCGGATAACCACCCTTGAAGATGGTGTTCTGACCGCCGCGCACATCGCCGTTCTTCAACACATCGCGCCAGGCGCCATCCAGCTTGAGGCTGGTGATAGCTGGCTCGGGTGCCACGAAGGTTTGCGACCAAATCGGAGTCTTGGAACCGGCACCGGAAATGTTAGCAGGCAGACCGCCCAAGGGCTTCATGGCCTGACCGACAACAACCGCCTCGTCCCAACGGAACGTGTCGGCACTCTTGAGAGTGTCGAGGGTCTTGCCACCGGCATACATGACGTTGGCCACTGGCAACTTGAGGAGGAAGAGCGCCAACAGCGATTCCGTCTTGAAGCGGCCAAGGGTCTTGCCGAGTTCGACATTGGTGCCGGCCTCGATGTCGCCGCGCATCCCCATGATTTCCTCGGTGCGCTTGTTGTCACGCACGGCCCAGCGGGCGAAATCAACCTTGAGCTGGAAGTTGCCTTGGCGGCGCTTCTCGAAGTCGGTTGGTCCTTCAAAAAGGGCATCACGCAGCTTGGGTTTCTTGTAGAACCCGCTTTGCGTGGTGAAGTTCATGATGGAACCTTCGCCTTTGCTCAGGTCGGTAAGAGCCCAGATGAGCCCGCGTTCAGACTTGCTTTCCATTTCTTGGAAGAAGTCTTCGTTTTGCTCCGCAAGCAGAGCGCCTTTACGCCACAGTTGGCGCACGTTTTTAGCGTTGCCAAGGGGCGGGGTGGATAGGGTGGTCGCCGTATTGGGCGAGGTATAGTCTTGATTGGCCATGGTGGTGGTTGTTTGGTTGGAGTTTGCCCCCTACAAAATATAGGGAACGAGACGCCACCGATTGCCACCAAGTGTTTTAGCCAGAGAAAATCAAGTCATCATGCCCGTCCTACGAGTCGCTCGTAGTCCTCAAGGGAATCCAACTTATCAATCTCCGTTTCAAACCGTTGGTTTGGATCGGCGGAGGTTGTGCGGGCGTTGCCGCTCGCGGGTTGAATGGGACGATTGAGAACGACTTTTGGCTTGGCCGGGGCAGTGCCTGGCTGTTGCATTGGAATGCCCAACTTTACAGCGGCCTTCTTCATCAATATCCCGGCTTTTTTCGGGCTATTGTGAATAGGATCGCCCAGCACGCGCATTTCCTCATCCAAACGGATAATCTCTTTGGCCATCGCGGATTTCTCCAGGCTGGCTTCAAAGGCTCCGGCTGCATCAGGATATAAAGCCAAAAACTTGTCGCGGTCGGCAATGAAGGTGTTGTTGAACTCCTCATTCTCACGCGCCGCGGCATGGGATCGCTCCTGCACCTCGGCTATTTTCAAGTCAATGAGCTGATTGCGTAACTTGTTGGCCGCCTGGCGATGCTCGTTCGCGGTCTTGAACTCCAATTCCTCGGACGCTTGCGCCTCCAATTCCTCAAGTTCTTCAATCCGCTCCTGCACGCTCGCGGCGGTATCACGGGCTTCCTGGGCGGTCTCCGTCTGCTCGGTTGCGTCTTCACGTTGCGTAGGTAGGTCTCCCTCGTAAAGCCTCGCGGCTTCAATCAGGGAAATCCCCTTCGCTTTGGCAATGACGGCAACCGCCTGATCGGCGGCGTCCTTGAAGCGGAATCGTTCCTGCGCCTTGACGCCGGGACTCTCCTCTTCATCTGCGGAAATTTCCTCGCTCGATTCCCCGGCACCCTGTTCTTCAGGATCGTCGTCGGCTTGTTCCTGCTCTTCCTCGTCCGGGTCCACTGCGGCAGGCTCTGCGCCATGCGTCTGGTCCTCGGCTTGGGAAGCAAGAAACGCTTGGCGTTCCTGCTCATAGGCGTCGAGTTCACTCGTCCCACTGGTTGTGGAGTTCGCAGCAGCCTCGAAAGGATCTGCGACCGGCAGTTGGTCGGCTGAATCGGCTTGCGCCTGATTATTGTCGGACATGGCGGTAGTTGTTTCACAGTCTTTATATTTTGTAAAGAGGAAAGTTTCATGTTACCCATCTAGCCATGAGCGAGATGATCATTCCCGGCCGGCCAAATAACTTCGATCCGATCTGCGTGCGCCTGCACGCCATCGAGCGGATGTTGCAACCGTTCACCCGCACCATGATCGAAATCACTGCTACCAAGACCGGACCGGTGTTCATGGATGTGCTTGGCAAGGTCAACGGTTACGCCGCCATCAGCGTTCCCTGCCCATTCGCCGCCTATAAACCGGACCCACTGCTGGAAGAGTTCGCTATCGGTGAAGGCTCGCTCGTCACCAACATCGTCACCGGCGAGGAAAAATTCATCACCGGCACCGGCGGCGCGCGCTACGACCTGTTTGACAACACCAAGGTATGGATCAAGTGCACGATCAAAGCTGATCTGACTATCGACACGGTGAAAATCGAAACCGGTAAGGAATGGCCGAAGGATATGATAGTATGGAATGCTGCTACTGCCACCCTTCCAGCAGTCCAGACCGCCGCCTATGTGGTTGTCGGGGAAGTGCTCGATGGCGCGGCCTATGGCACGTCCCAACCCAGCAAGCGTAATGGCTTCCTATTCACCCTGACCCGTGGAAAAGAAACCAAGAAATTCTACTTCCACCAGAAACTCACCACCAATCTATATTCCACCCTTATGGTGATCAACGGCAAGGTGGCGATTTATCTCTTACCCTTCCCCGGATAATGGCCAATGCAACTCCATTCGCCTCAGTCAACCTGCACCCCGGCGCAAACCTGGCGCAAAATCCCGCCACCGAGAGCAAATTCGAGGGCGGAATGATCGTGCGGAAATTGCCGGATGGCTTTAGGGCGTCAGACTACTTCAAGACATCCTACGCCGGAAGCGCCGCTGGAGAAGTGCTAAAAAAGATCTGGAATATGAAAGCATGGCAGGTGAACTTCGCTTGCGACATCGAGTCAGTCATAACGAATGACGGGGTCGACGAAGTAGACCCGCCAACGAATTTCAGCGCATCGCTTGAAGCTTCCGGCCAGTTCATAACTGCACAAGCTCAGTTGTATGCTGACTATGGCACTGGTGACGGCCATGCCATTCTTGTGGCGTATAAAGAACAAGACAAGCCCCCTGTGTGGCAAGTTGATGGACGACTGAAAAAGATGACCAGCATTGCTCCCACCAACACTTACGAAGAGCCGGTAGAGTCCACGACGGACATTCAAGAGTCTTGGGTGCTGCCGAGCGTGGCAGTTTATGCTGACCCAGAAGAGATACTAGACAAAATCTACACCTTCGACCGAACCTTTGACGGCGGTAATGTGTCCGCTTCAGGCGTCACCAAAACTACATCCTATTGGGGTTTCGGGATTGGAATTCGTTTTGCCCTCATTGTATTTACGAACACCGGCATAGATCTATATTCAAAAATTTGGCCTCTAGGCGGCGAAGCTCATTATCCAGTCCCGTTTTGCAACGAGGTTATACCCGCCGACGATGGGGAAATGTATGTTACCATCTTTGGCGTCGAGACGGAAAAGAAAGGCAAGTTCGTTTTTATCTATCCGATAAGCCATTCCGTCAGCTCCGCATCACTCACCTACGACATCAACGTCACCGAGTGGTGGACCTATCCGGCATGATTTAATCCAAGTCGCTATCAGTCTCGCCCGGCCGCATCCCGTAACTGGCCAGAGTCCGCACGCTTGCCTCGCGGTCTTCCCGTGGCACCCGCAGCACTTCCATGATGCCCAGCCGGTGATTACGCCGTTTCTCGCGCTCTTCTGGCATCATGTCGTGGTGCAACACCTCGTCGGCCAGTTCATCGGCCCGGCGCTGCAATCGTTGGATGAACAACTTGAACGGCTCACTCCGCGTGAGAGAGTCGAGGGCTTGCACGGTTTTCAGCGAGGTATCGCAAACCACGCGCTCGTCGTGGGTAAGTGGTTTGCGCGGGGGTGTTAGTGATTGCATGATCGGCTGGATTATAGGTTGGGGGTTCCTTGTCGCGGGCGGCTGGAAACGGCGGCCATGGTGTCTTGCGTTGGTTTCAGTCCGGGGCCGGGTTGGGTCTTCGGTTGAAATGGGGCACTGATCGGTTGAATGATCTTGTTGGCGTTGGGAACCTGCATTGCCTTGAGCATTCCCTGAGCGAACTCAGTGGTGCGTTGCTGAACCTCCGGGTTTTGCTCGGCGTAGTATTCCTTCACGATGTTCCAACCACGGGTGTAGCTTTCAAGAATCTGCTCGCCACGGTAGCGGGTAAGCAGCACGCGGGTGTCAATTTCGATGTTGGCGATGTCGCCGGGGTTGATAACGCGCAGCGCCTCGCTGCCGCCCTCTCCGCCAGCCTCGCCGTCCTCGAAATACCTGTAAACCTCCATCTGGTCGAGGTTCGCGAACACCAGCTTGACCATTTTTGATAGGCTCTCGGAAATCCCCGGTTCCAGGTGGCCGAGGAAAAGCGAAAACTGCTCCTGGCCGCTCTTCTCAATGTTGCGGATGCCGGTGGCAAGTTTGGTCGAGTCCATGCCCGACACATTGCCGTCGTTGGCGTTGGCCACGCCGCTTTCATTCATCATGAGCTGCATGAAGAACTCGATCATCTGTTGCAGATTGCCCCCGATATTGTTCTCAAGGTAGATCGACGTTAGGATGTCATCCTTACTCTTGCCTGGGGCGGGCGTGAAGGTGCCGCCCCAATTTATCTCAAGGTTCGGGTTGGCTCGGCCCTCAAGCGTGTTGTGCGGGCTCCACAAGTCCACCCGCGCGGCCCGCGAGTTGGCAAAGTTATTGCGGTTCATCCATAGGTCAATGATCTGCTGTGAGGTGTTGAACATCTCCATCGCCCCAATGCCATACCAGCGGCCCGGAACCTCATTCACCCGCACCACGCTGAACGGCCGCAAGCCGTCGGGAGTCACGTTGGCAGTGTAATCGTAGAAGATCGGCGTGCGGGTCTTGCGGTCAACCACCAGCCACACATCTTCAAGGATACCGTCGCCGTCGGCGTCATAGCGGATGTGGAACTCGGCTATTTCCACGACAGGTTGCCCCTTGTCGATACCAATGCCCACCGGTGACACCGAATCCACGGTATCGCTGTTTTGGGCGCTAGTGGTCTGGCCATTGGTCGAGGCCAGCAAGCGCAGCAGTTCGACAGCCTTTTGGGTGGCCTCCACCCGCTCTTCCGCCGTGGCATTTTTCGGGATGCTCTTCTTCCACTGGTCGGCCAGGTCCATCAAGGGCATGTCGTAGAGATGCACCACGCAATCCGCGAGCTGCACGGTCTCGGCATCCAGCGGACACAGAAAGTCCATGAAGTTGATCGGCTTCGCTTCCGGTCCCTTGTAATGGGTAATGCGGCGGGTGATCGGCTTTTCCTGCCACACCATAACCGGCGGTTGCGGGGTCTTGCCATCGCGCTTGAGCAACATCAGGCCAGACGAAACCATTTGGCCAGTGGCCTGATCCGGCGCGCTGTCTGCAACCCACAAATCATCTTCAAGGATGTAATCGCCATCGGCACCGAGAATGTCTTTGCCCTGGGCATCCACCAACACGGTGGCGCGCGTCTTGTAAATCTGCTCGCGGTTCGCCCACGACGTTTTAATAACCGCTTCACCGAGGATGAAGGATCGCTCGATGGCTTGCTCTTCGGTGCGCTTGAGCTTCGCTTGATCCATCTTCCAGCGGATGTAGCGGTCGGCCTTGTCGGCACGAATCTTATCCATCACTCCCACTGGATAGATGGCAAACCATGGGTCGGTGCCGAAATAGTAGTTCACCGCACGGGCAATCATCTGGCGGCAGATGCGCCGCGCGGCCGGAACTACCAGATTGCTGTTCGTGAATATCCCTCCCAATACCTTCGGCCGCCACTCGACTTCATTCTTGAAGGTCTTGTCGTAAAGCAGGCGCTTGCCCATCCATGAGTGTTGCGGTCCATCGGTGCCCTCCGGGTCGCCCGCGGCCATGCCCTCTGCGTTCCACCATCCGCCACCATGGCTGGTATTGCGCCCGGTCTCGTTTTCGAGCTGCTGCAATCGCTTCATCGCGTGGCCTATCAACTCTTCCTCCTGGTCCCGGTTGAGCACATAGCCGGTGGGAAAGGGCATCATCGGGGAAATCCCGTCATCATGGCCGGGCTGCTCGCCGGGAATAGGTTCGAGCACGCGGGCTACCTGGTCGGATTGGGTCGGGGTGTTCATAGTCTTTATATTTTGTAGGGTTCGGAGGCGCTTCGGAGGCGCTTCGGAGGCGCTTCGGAGGCGCTTCGGAGGCGCTTCGGTGGCGCCTGGATCAATCGGATTCCTTCAACGGTGAGAACTCCTTGCCGCGCGCCTTCTTCTCCATGACGATGCGCTTAATCTGGACTTTCTCCGCAGGGCTTGCCTTGCGATAAACGGCCTCCGCCTGGTCAATATCGAGTTTTTTCACCATGTAGGCTAGTGGTGTGATGGCTGCGCGGACTCGCAATTTCGGGATGTCCTTGAGCGTGATGTAGCCGTTCTTGATGGCGGTGCCGAAGTTCACCGGCTCGCGCTTGCGGATTTTCTCCACGATCTTGTATTTCTCGCGGCTGGCGTCGGCTTGCTCTTGGGTGCGGGACCCGACGGGAAGTTTCTGTTGCGCGTAGGTGTATGCAAGTTCCTCCGCTTCCGTCTGAACCATCTTCTTAGGGGCAGGCATGATCCCGACTTGCGGCAGCGCCAGGCGAAGCGGCGACGCCTCGCGATCGATTTCCTTCCTCACCCCGCGAATCCAGAACGGTTCAAATGCCTTGGCAACGTATTTGCCCTCATCGGCGATGCGTTTGAAAACATTGTCGTCGGCATGGTTGATCTCCACCCCGTAGTAATCCTTGTTGCGCACCAAATCAGCCACCAGCGACAG